CCAGACCATGACCGCATGGTCGGCGAGGTGCTGAGACTACGCGAGCAGCTTCATGGATAGCCAGGAGCTGCGACTGGAATGCCTGCGCCTAGCCGTTGAGTTCGGCAGCGCGAGGACAACTAATGACCCTGTGGATCTCGCTACGAGATACATGGAGTTCGTCAAATCCGAGGACAAGCTAGCGGCCCCTCGGCGCAAGCCTGTGAGTAAGGCGGACCAGCCGGCCTAAGCGGCAGTGAGCCAGGCGCAAGCCTGACAACCCACGCAGAAACCATCGTCATCAACCAACTGTAGGAGCACCTGGAATGTCTACTCAGGTCACTACGGCGTTCGTCAATCAGTTCTCGGCGAACGTCGGCATGCTCTCGCAGCAGATGGGTTCTCTGCTGCGAGGCGCCGTGGACACTGAAAGTGTCACCGGCGAAAAGGCTTTCTTCGACCAGGTCGGAGAAGCCGCTGCGGTTGCGCGCACGTCCCGCCACGGCGATACGCCGCTGGTGGAAACGCCGCACAGCCGTCGTATGGTCAGCCTCACCACCTATGAGTGGGCCGACCTCATCGACGACGCTGACAAAGTCCGCATGCTGATCGACCCGACGTCTTCGTACGCCCGTGCGGCTGCGGCGGCGATGGGCCGTGCGATGGACGACGTCATCATCGACGCTCTTGGCGGCACCGCCAAGACTGGCAAGGAAGGCACGACCTCCACGGCGTTCCCTTCGGGCCAGAAGATCGCTCACGGCAGCGCCGGCCTGACCATCGCGAAGCTGGTCACGGCGAAGAAGCTGCTCGACGCGAACAACGTCGACCCGTCGATCAAGCGGTACATCGTTGTATCGCCCGAGCAGATCGAAGACCTGCTCAACTCGACCACCGTTACCTCGGCGGACTTCAACACCGTGAAGGCACTGGTCCAGGGTGACATCAACACGTTCGTTGGTTTCGAGTTCATCGTCTCCAACCGGCTGTCGGACGACGGCACTTCTCGCCTCTGCTACGCATGGGCGCAGGATGGCTGCAAGCTGGCGATCGGTAAGGACGTGATGGCTCGCATCGACGAGCGCAGCGACAAGTCCTACTCCACGCAGGTTTATTACTGCGCCACGTTCGGCGCGACCCGCATGGAAGAGAACAAGGTCGTTGAAATCGCCTGCAACGAGTAAGGAGGGCTGAACAATGGCTACTGTTTACAGTGACGTTCGGACTGACCTGACGCAGGACGATCCGAAAGAGTTTGTGCAGGCAAACCAGCTTGGCGGTTCAGTTCGTATAGCCCGTGCGGCTTACGAAGCGTCCTCGCTTGCGTCTGGTGATGTCATCGAAATGTTTGCGTTGCCCCAGGGCGCGCGCATTCTCGGCGGCTACCTGTACAACGACGCTCTCGGCGGCTCCACCACCGTATCGGTGGGTCACGCTGCCTACACCAATGGCTCGGGTTCTTCGGTTTCCGCTGACGCGGACGAGTACCTCGCTGCAACTTCGACCAGCTCTGCTGGCCGTAATGACGTTGCCGCAACGCTCGCCCTTTCGGCGAACACCGAAGTCGATCTCGACCAGTCGGTGATCGACAACGAGTTTGTCGTCACGGCTACGATGGGCGGTGCTGCTGGCACCGGCACGATCGAGCTGATGATGATGTACGTCGTCGACTAATAGGGTTGGGGGAGCTTCGGCTCCCCCTTCTCTTTTGAGGAATTGAGATGGCATCTGACGTTGATATTTGTAACTCGGCGCTGAACATGATCGGGGCGAGCAATATCATCTCGCTCACCGAGGACAGCCGCGCCGCGCGTGTGTGCAATCAGCGCTACCAGTTTGTTCGCGATGCCGTGTTCCGCGCGCACCCGTGGAACTGCCTGATCAGGCGCACCAGCGTTGCCGCTGACAGCGACACGCCCGCTTTCGAGTTTAGCTACCAGCACACGCTGCCTACTAATCCTTACTGCCTGCGTGTGCTGCGACCGGAAGACCCGGACACCGTCTACAAGGTGGAGGGGCGAAAGATCCTTTCCAGCACCACGCCGTTCAAGTTCATTTACGTTGCCCGAATCACCGATCCAAACGAATACGACCAGCTCCTGACCGAGGCCTTCGCTGCGCGCCTGGCGGCCGATATCAGCTACGCGCTGGTTAACAGCGCGGCCCTGACGCAGAGCCTCTTCGCAATGTACGAAGCCAAGCTCGGCGAGGCTCGCTTTGTGGATGCGACCGAAGGGACGCCCGACAACGTGATCAACGTCGATCGCGCCAGCTATTCTGAGAGCGATATCCTGATCAGTTCGAGGTTCTGATGCCAAAGGTCAGCAAGGCCTTTGCGAATTTCACCGCCGGCGAGATCACGCCGCGGCTGTACGGCCGCACAGATATTGCGAAGTACGACAACGGCGCGGCGACGGTCGAGAACTTCATCGTGCAGCCGCACGGCGGCCTGACCCGCCGGCCGGGCACGCGCTTCGTTGCGGAAGTGAAGAACAGCGCCAACGCCGTGCGCTTGGTGCCGTTCGAGTTCAACGTCGAGCAGGCCTATGTGCTGGAGTTCGGGCCGACCTACTTCCGTATCTATAAGGATGGCGGCCAGGTAACGTCGGGCGGCTCGCCGGTCGAGGTGACAACCGTCTACACCGCTTCGGATCTCGACACGCTCAAGTTCGCCCAGGCAGCGGACACGATGTACGTCGTCAGTCCGAACCATCCTATCTACAAGATTACGCGCACCAGCCACACCGCCTGGACGATCACAGAAGTAGAGCTGCAGCGCGGCCCGATGCTCGACATCAACACGACCTCGACGACGCTGACGGCATCTGCGCGCAGCGGTAGCGGCATTACGCTGACCGCAAGCGCCAGCACCTTCCTCAGCACAGACGTCGGGCGCCTGGTCAAGATCCACGAAGGCTACATCAAGATTGACAACTACACCTCCGCGACGGAGGTGGACGGAACAGCGCAGGAACTCGAAGACGGCCGCGCAGAAATACTGCCGAGCTACACGGCGAGCACTCTCTCGTTCCATGAGGGCGACCCGGACGCCACCGGCCTGGAGCATAACGACCGCATCGAGGACACCGCCGCTTCTTTCGTGGACGAAGGCTTTAAGGCCGGTCAGACGATCGTCATCAGCGGTTCAGCCTCAAACAACACCAGCTCTGGGTTCCTGCTGGTAGACGTGACCGACAGCGTGCTGACGCTCGCCCCCGGCGCCGACCTGGCCGCGGAAGCGGCAGGCAGCAGCGTGACAATCTCCGGCAAGCTGGAGGCCACCGACAAGTGGGCTCTCGGCGCTTTCTCAGAGAGCACCGGATACCCGCGCGCTGTGACGTTCTACGAGCAGCGTTTGGTGTTCGCCGGCAACAACGACCAGCCGCAGACGCTGTTCTTCAGCCAGGGCGGCGATTTTGAGAATTTTGAAGCCGGCGTCGAAGACGACGACGGCATGGTCTACACGATCGGGTCGAACGAGGTGAACGTCATCAGGTTCCTCGCTTCGACTAGGAACCTGATCGTCGGCACGTCTGGCGGCGAGTTCGTTGTCCGCGCCGGCGGCGCCGACGAAGCGATCACGCCGACGAACGTGCAGATCAAACAGCAGACGGCGCATGGCTCGTCTGACCACACCCCTGTTCAGGCCGGCAACGCCGTCCTGTTCGTGCAGCGCGCAAAACGCAAAGTCCGCGAGCTGCAGTATAATTTCGACGTCGACGGTTACGTCGCGCCCGACGTCGCGATCATAAGTGAGCACATAACCGAAGGCGGCCTGACCGAGCTCGCTTACCAGCAGGAACCGGACAGCGTGGTCTGGGCTGTGCGCGGTGACGGGCAGATCGTCACAATGACCTACAAGAGAGAAGAGCAGGTCATTGGCTGGTCGCGGCAGATCATTGGCGGCACCGACGCCGTCGTCGAGCGCATTGTCACGATCCCAGGCGACCTGGACGAAGACCAGGTCTGGATGGTCGTGAGGCGCACCATTAACGGCGGCACGAAGAGGTATGTCGAGTACATTAAGGATTTCGATTTTGGGAGCGACGTTACCGACGCGGTGTTTGTCGACAGCACGCTCTCGTATACCGGCGTGTCTGATACGTTGAACGGTCAGATTAGCGCCGCGGCAACTACAATTACGCTGGACGACAGTACGTCGTTCTCAGCGAGCGGCGCCGTCAAGATCGGCAACGAGATCATTACCTACACTGGCAATGCAGCCAACCAGCTCACCGGCTGCACGCGAGCTGTCGTCGGAGTGGCGGCAATCCACGCGGACGGCGCGGCGGTAACACAGGCTGCGTTGTCGTTGTCTGGGCTCGATCACCTGGAAGGCGAAACGATCAACGTCCTGGCTGACGGCTCGGTCCACGCGCCCAAGACGGTAAGCTCTGGCGCGATCACGCTGGATCGCTACGTCACCAAGGCGCATGTCGGCTTGTCTTACAGCTCGACGATGACCACGCTGCGCGTGGACGCCGGCAGTGCGATGGGCACCAGCCAAGGCAAGATCAAGCGCATCAACGAGCTGACCGTGCGGCTGTATCGATCGGTCGGCCTCAAGGTCGGCAGAGACGCTGACAACCTCGACGTCGTGCCGTTCCGATCATCGTCGGCGGCGATGGACGAAGCCATCGCGCTCTACACCGGCGACAAGGAGATCGAGCTCAACGGCAACTACGACACCGATGGGCAGATCACGATACGCCAAGAACAGCCGCTACCGATGACCGTCCTCGCGGTCTACGCGACGCTGAGCACCTTTGATCAGTAATGCGCCTCGTGCCTTTCGAGGTCGCGCACTCGGAGGATCTCCTGAGCGGCGGCTTGAATGACGAAAGAAACCGACCGTCGAACAAGCTGGGAAATTTTGTTCCGGCGCTGGTGCAAGAAGGCATGGCGTTCACCGGAATTGATAACGGATATCTAGTCGGAGCTGCTGGGATCTATCCGCTCTGGCACGGCGTCGGCGAGGCCTGGCTTCTCGGCGCCGATCGCATGAAGAACTATCCGCTCTCTGCGGCCAGGATGGTGCGCCGCCAACTACATCAGATAGCCGCTGCACACGGAATGTGGCGCGTGCAAGCGGCGATGCGCAGCGATTGGCCGGAGCTGGCACGCTGGGCACGTTTTCTAGGAATGGAACACGAAGGCACGATGCGTCGCTACGGCGTAGACGGCCAGGATTATGAAAGGTGGGCTTGGGTCGATGGGCATTGAAGTAGCTCTGCTGTCAGCAGGTCTTGCTATGTCTGCGGTGGGAACGGCGGCCGCTGTCACAGGCAGCAAGGCCGCCGGCAAACAAGCGATTGCCGCAGGCGAATATAATAAGAAGATCGCCGATCGTAATGCGCGCGTTGCTGATCAGAACGCAGAATATCGCGAGCGTGTGGGCGAACGCGAGGAGCTGCGTTTCCGCAAGAAGTTCTCCAAGGTGCAGGCGCGCGCCGGCACGGCGTATCGAAAGTCCGGCGTCATCGCGAGCAGCGGCACGCCCCTGGCCGTGCTCATGGAGAACGCGAACGAGGCCGAGGAAGACATCCAGACCGGCCGCTTGCAAGTCGCGACCGAGGCCGGGCAGTTGAGAGAGCGAGCGACCGGCCTGCGGGTTAGCGGCGAGATCTCCATGCTGGAGGCCCGCGCCAGGAAGATGAGCTACGACATCCAAGCCAAAACAGCTCTCTTTAATGGCCTTTCACAAATGGCCTTTGGTGGCGCCCAGATAGCGCAGATCGCCTGATGCGAGTGCCGACTTACGAAACGCAGCGAGCGCTGCCGAAAGAGGGTCAGGGGCAGATACTGAACCTCCAGCTCAACTCTTCCGCTATGGAGGCGCCTGGCCGAGCGGCCGCTGCTGCTGGGCAGCAGCTTGCACAATTCGGGAAGCAGGTTGGCGACTTTGCTTTCAAGCGCGCGCAAATTGGCGCCGAGAGCGAAGCGGCAGAAGCGGCCAGCAAGTTCCAAATCGAGCTGTCCGCTGCGCAGGATAAAGCGCTCAAGAATCCGAACATGGAACAGGCGGCCAAGGGCTTCACGACCGAGAGCCAGTTGCTTTTAGACAAGTACAAGGCCGGCATGTCTAACAGCTTGGCGCGAAGCGCGTTTTCCAGCGCGGCTAATAAGCTGAAGACGCAGAGCGTCATCTCGTTCACCAAGCAAAACAACGCGCGAGTTCTGGAAGCCCGTAAAACGAACCTGGATATCGAGACGCAGTCGAGCACCAAGAGAGCGACCGATATCACGCAGTCCCCGATGACGCGTATGGAGGCCGCGGCGGAGGCGGTTTTGCTCCTCGAAGAGGCCACGGGCGATCTGGGTCCAGAGGACATTCAGGCGCGCCGCGAAAAGCTCTACGAGAATTTCGCTAAGGACACGCTGTCAGCTTACATCTCCAAGCCTGGCGCTGATGTGCTGAGCATCGTTTCCTCGTTTCGCGATGGCAGCATCGACG